TTCCGAAAAGGTGTGCATGAACCAGCAATTGCACGAAGGAGAGATGCATGAGTGTACAAGACCACGTACTTCGTTTTCAGGACGACGATAAGACGGAACGTAAGCTAGAATACAAAGGCCGGGCTATTGTAGAGGTGTGCCAGCTTAAGCAGGCTCTGCCTATCAGCATCCCACAGTACCTGCAACGTGACCCGAAGGGTGAGATTGAGGAGATGACAGCCGACTATACCCGTCGGGAGATTCTTATTAAGTCTAAGAAGGTAGGGCACATTCGGGTACCTATGGAGAATGTTCTATACTACCGAGCAATTAAGTTTATGGACGCTAATAAGTAATGGCAAAGGTAGACCTAGGATACGCGGCTCTGTATGACACGTGGTTTAATCTGCTTGCTGAGGACCAGGCTAAGAAGGTCTCAGAAGCGGACACAGACCATAACGCTGCTCAGGCAATCCTAGGTTCATTACATAAAGCACAGTTAGCTCTGCTTGAAGACCCTGCTAGGCGTAAAGCAGCCCTGTGCCCTAGACGCTCAGGTAAGTCATGGGCTGCTATGTCGTATGCTCACACCACGTGTCTCACTCGTCCGGGGGCACGAGTGGTTATTGTCACTCTCACCCTGAAGACTGCCAAGAACATCTACTGGTGGGAGATGCAGGAGTTTGCTCGCCACTACGGACTTAGTTTAGATTACTTTGCTAATGAACTTAGAGTAGACTTCCCCAATGGGTCTAAGATTATGCTCATTGGTGCAGAATCAAAAGCTCAAGTTGATAAACTTCGTGGTTCTAAATATGATTTAATCATTATTGATGAGTGCAAATCATTCCCCTCGATGGTTATGAAAGAGTTGATTAATGATGTCATTCAACCGGCACTCTCTGACCGTCTTGGAACTCTACTTCTTATTGGCACTCCCGGAAGCATATTGGACGGGATGTTTTACGAAGCTACCTTTCCAGGATTGGCTGACGATGAAGGCATCCCATTCTCTCGCACTTATCTTCGCCCCGAGCCTCATTGGTCCAAATCCAAGGAGACTCCTCGGTGGTCCAGGCATACCTGGACTCAGCTCGATAACAAATTCATCCCCCACCTTACCCAGGATGCCCTAGAAACCAAGAGGATGAACGGGTGGGATGGCGATAACCCTACCTGGTTACGTGAGTACCTGGGTCACTGGGTGCCTTCTGACAGTGCATTCGTCTATGCCTTTGCCAAGTTGTATAGGGACAACCCAGCTACAGTCATCTGGAAACCTGAGGAGAATGGAAAACTGTTTGGTCTGCCAAAGGATAAGACCTGGCATTTCCTCTTAGGGTTAGACTTAGGTTTCGAAGATGATACAGCCATGGTTATAGCTGCTTATAACGAGGAGGAGCCCACACTGTATCAAGTCTGGGAATATAAGGAACCTCACAAAGACGTGGACCAAGTAGGTAGACTTATTCAGCAGTGCTTTGAAATGGTACCAGGCGGGTTTGATGCAGTGGTAGGTGACTTTGGCGGTGGTGGTAAGCAAATCATTGAAACCTTTATACGCAGATATGGAGTTAAGATTATTCCAGCAGAGAAAAGGGATAAGTTCGATTATATAGAACTGATGAATACAGACTACTATAGTGGCAGAATTAAGCTTCTCAAGGGCTCAGATTTGTCATTAGAAAAGCAAGTTTTGCAGTGGGACCTTAGCAAGGGGGGCAAAGAGCATCTAGCCCGAACAGGTAAGCTTAAAGAACACGACGCATTACCTAACCACCTTTGCGATGCTTGGCTGTATATATGGCGGTATTCATACCACTTCTTCGCAAAGAGGGCTGAACAAGGCCCAATGTACGGCACAAGCGAGTGGGAGAAGGCAGAGCTTGAGCGGATTGTAGGGGTACTTACACGAGAACGAGTTAATCCTGACAAGGGTTACTCAAACAACGAGGATGTAGCAAGGGAGATACATGAATACTGTAGATTTAATTGAGCTATTTGGTATTCTTCGTGAATTTGGTGTGGCTAAATACAAAGATGAACGATTGAGTATTGAATTTCACATTCCATTAGTGCATAATTCTAAAGAGCAAGTCTCCAATATATCGGATGTTGAACCAGCAAAACCGAAACCTAAGATTGATGAAAACCTGCAGAAAGTGATTAACGCACTTCCTCCAGGATACATGCAGGCATTTGAGATTAAATGACTCCAGAATTTGCTGAAGACACTTTTGATGTTTGGTATGACTGTCCGCTAAAGCCTGATAGCGAGGAGCACGCTGCTCATCGTAAGCTATTTCCGCATGTTAGGCAGCTTGAAGAGGACCAGAGGGATATTCATGTTCTTAATTGCCTCAATGCGAAGATGTATACCAACCGAGAGTCGATGTCCTTTGAGTGGGAATCTGACTACCACACGCATTTCAGGCCCATAAATACCAATATCGAGAACATTGTTCAGTCTATCTGTGACACTCTCGAAGCACGTATTGGGGCTAATAGACCAAAAGCGACTATTCTTAGTCGTGGAGCCCAGTTTGATACATATCTTAAAGCTCGCCAGCTAGACCGTTTCCTCTGGGGCGAATTTGTATTCCATAAGATTCATCAGAAGATGTCTCGAATCTTCTTAGATGGGCTTATTTATGGCACTGGTGTGCTTAAAATGGATATCGATTCACAGACTAAAGATATTTACTGTGAGCGTGTTAACCCCGATGAGATTGTTGTAGACCAGCGAGAGTGTGTAAGCTGTGACACACCAATGCAGATTCATCACAGGAAGTTAGTTAGCCGGTTATTCTTACTTAAGACCTGGGGTGCTAAGAACCCTGAACTTAAGCAGAAGATTAAAGAGGCTCAGCCTAGGGGATTTACATACACTAGCTACCGTAGTCCAGCAGACGAACAGTTGGTAGTGATTGAATCGTGGAAGTTACCCAGTTTCCCTGATGCAGGTGATGGTAGGCATGTTATTTGCATTGAAAATGCGACCTTGCTTCATGAGGAATACACCCGTGATAGGTTCCCCTTCGTATTCTATAAGTGGGCACAGCCTCAGGCTGGTTTCTACGGTCGCAGCTTAGTTTCTGACATCATCGGATATCAGATTAGGCAGAATGACCTGAATGAGACTCAGCGCATGGGTATGGACCTTATGACTGTCCCTAGAATCTTTGCAGATTACGGGGCTCAACTGTCTGTAGAACAGCTTGATGACTCGATTGCTAAAGTAATCAAGGTTCGAGGTGGGGAGATTCCTACAGCTCTCACTTGGAATGCTTTCCCGGCAGAGTTCTACCAAGAGAGGGACAGAAACCGTGAGTCAGCTTTTAGGTTTTCAGGAGTATCAGAGCTTTCCAGTCAGTCTAAACTGCCAACACAAGCTCGCCTTGATTCGTCAGACGCTCTTAGGGAATTCTCAGCTATTGAGGATAGCCGGTTTAATGGCAAGACCCAAGCTTATGAAGAGTGCTTCAAGGAAGTGGCAGACCACTTTATTGAACTAAACAAGATTCTTCGAAGTAAGTATAAGAAAACACGTAAATCCATGTATAGAACCTCTAGTCTAGTCGAAGATATTGATTGGAAAGAGGTTGATATGGAACGTGATAAATATGTACTTGAGATTGGTGCTTCATCAATTTTGAATATGTCCCCAGCAGCTAGAAAAGATACGCTAAATGATTGGCTTATGAGGGGTATTATCGATATTGATACTTATAAAGCCAACTCGGGACAACCAGACCTTGAGCATCTTGCAGACTTGATGACTGCAAAAAATGATTATATAGAATTTCACATTGACAAGATGCTTAAAGGGGATGATACAATAACTCCAGATCCATTAATGGATTTAACACACGGTTTCCACGTGGTACACGACACTTACCAGCACATTCGTACTCTTGATGCACCTGAAGAGATAATTGATATTTTCGTAGCATGGCTCGAAATAGCTAAAGAAATGGTCAGCCCGACGCCAGCTCCTGCTGAAGCTATGGCGATGCAACAGGGAATAGTACCTCAGCAGCCGATGGGGCTACAGCAAGCTCCACAGATGATGCAGTAAGGATTAGATTATGGCAGATGAAGCAAATACTGGAATGTCGTTTGATGAAGCATTAGCTTTGGCAGTAGGCCACAACCCTGAGGTTAATACGGTCTATGAGACCATGCCTGAAGTTAAAGAAACCGAAACGGCAGCTCCAGTTACGGGTACGGAAACAGTTGCAACGGCCACCAAAGAAGCGGCACCAGCACAGCAAACCCAAGCCGAACCCAAAGAAGATTTCAGTCAGCAAAAGGCAGTCTACGAAGCCCAAATTGCAGAACTCAAGCGTCAAGCTTCAGCTTCGGACAAGCCACCGATTGTTGCTTCCCAAGACTGGGAAGAAGATTTGAAAGTTGACCCTGTTAGTGCCCTTAAGGGGTTACTTGGGGATAAGGTGAATTTTCGCCAACTTGCCACAGACCTTTGGTATGAGGAACTGGGTGAGAAGGCTCCTAACGAGTACAGGGCTATGAAGGAAGCCAGAGCTGCAAAACTACAGGCTAGTAAGACGCAGCGTGCACTCGAAACGGAATCCAAACGCCGGGATGAAGAACGGGCTGTGAAAGGGAATCAGGAAGCTTTTGACAGGTATGTTGGTGCTTTGCAGTCTTTTAGCCAAGCTGCACCGCCAGAATCTCACCCCCTGTTGCAGAGGCTCCAAAAAGTACATCCTGAACAGGCAGTCCAAGGATTACTTAATGTTGCAGGTAGGATTGTCACGCAGAATAAGGGAGCCTCGGAACCAACACCCCAGGAAGTAGCCAGTGCCTTTGAGCAAGAGCTGGCTGAATGGAAGCGGCTGTTGACTGAGGGAGACGTGGTTGCTCAGACTCCGGTTGCAAAGGAACCTGACGCTAATCCCGCTCCTACATCACTTCGTAATATACACACTCAAGTTCAGCCGGCTAAGACTGAAGTAGATGAATTGGATTCTGATGTCCTTAGGGCTAAAGCATTCAAGGAACTCGAAAAGGTAGCCGGAAGGGCACTCAGTGGATAAGGATAAATAAATGGCTGCTACAGTAATGACTGCTGCACATTATAGCGTATTCTTTAAGAATCGCTATCCGCAGCGGAAAATTGAAGATACGACCGCTTACGGTAAGCCGTGGCTGTCGCAGACGAGTAAGTCGGATGAGTTGGTCGGTGTGACCACCTATGTCCCACTTCAGACGGATTCTCCTCAGGGCATGTCAGCTAAACTGCCTCAGGCGATGACCAACGTTACCAGCACTCGTGGTATTGCGTGGGCTATCACTCCTGTGTCGTTTTATGCTGGTCTGTCTATCGATGCTAAGACTATGCTTGCCTCGCGTAATAACGAGGGTGCATTCTTCCGTTCTAAGGAACGGGAGGTTGATGGCATTCTTGAGCAGATGGGTCAGAACTTTGAAATGTCCTTGTGGCGTGACGGTTCCGGTTCTGTTGGCCAGCTTTTGGCTGACCCCGGCACTGGTACTACGTTCACTCTGCTTAATGTTGCAGACGCACTGAATATCCATATTGGTATGGTTATTCGGTTCTACTCGAATACTTCTGGCCAGCCTGATACAGAGCGTGCTGGTGGTACTCGGGTTGTCGCATCGGTTAACGAAGATACGGGTGTAGTCACTGTGACGGCACCCAATGCCCTTGATGCTGCTCTTGCTGCTAACGACCACGTGGTTCGTGATGCAGCGGGTGGTGCAGGCAACCTGAACCTGGCAGTTGCTGGTATTCCTTCGTGGATTACGGCTGCTGACCCGACTGCCACCCTGTTTAAGGGTGTTGACCGTTCGGTCGCTCCACAGAAGCTTGCTGGTCACCGCCAGTCGTGGTTGGGTACTATTGAGGAAACTGCTAAGCGACTGGATGCTAAGATTCGTCGAGTCAACCAGAAGGCTAAGCAGTTGTGGCTGAGCTACGATAACTTTAACCGGCTTGACCTTGAGCTTGGTGCACGTGGTTATCGTATGGAAGATGGTGGAACTGGTACGTTTGGACGTGTCCGACTTTTCATGGCTACCCCTGGTGGCGGTGTGGAAGTTAAGACTGGTCCATATGTGCCCGATAACGCCGGATTCCTTCTGACTCCTGATACTTGGAAGATTATGCACCTTGGTGGTCTTCCGCATATGGTGCAGGATGATGGTCTTGTTGCTGTTCGCGTGGGCTTTGGCTCCGCTTCTGAAGACAGCATTGAGATTCGTTTCCGTGCATTCTGGGAGCAAGTCTGTCTGAATCCCTACGCTAACGGGCGTTTCCCGATTGTCTAATTAGGATTGGGGTTGGTTGTATTGACATTTGTTGGTACAGCCTCCCCACTCTGTTTAGGAGATTAGAATGTTTCCACGTCATTGCCCACTTAGTCCTCAGCCAGAGGAAGTAGAGCTGAAATTTCAGTTCACTATTAATGGCACTACACACCCGGACGCTGTCTTGGGTGCTGGGCAGGCTGTTGAAGACATCTCGTATGTTAGTGCGGGACTCTTTGATATTCTTCTTAAGAAAGAATGCGCATTTGAGGATTTTATTTCGCTGGTGGGTGACTGCAATGATGCCACTATCGGTGGACCTAAGTTCGTCTTGTGGACCTTTAGCACTCGTACTTTGCGGGTAACTACTGTTCTGCAGGACGGCTCTAATGCTGCTGCTGACCCAGCGGATAATAGTCTATGCTTTGTTCATGCGGTGTTTTGCCGTAGGTCTGGCATGGCCCCCTCGGTTGCTATCTAAAGCCAATGACTCGGGGCTATATCCGGGTCACCAATTTAAATGCTTGTAACATTAGGCGAAATAAAAACCCGAATTAGGCAGCGTACAGATAACGAGCACTCCGGTGAGGACTTCGTTACTGACGATGAGTTGACTCAACTTATACGAAAATCTTATTTCGAATTATTCGCTCTACTTGTTAAGGCTGGGTTGCACTCTGTTCCAGAAGCACCCGTATTGAATATTACTGCTGATGGTAGGCTCAATTATCTACTCCCTGATGATTTTTATTCTGTTATAGATGTATATCGCATTAATAATGGGACGAAAATTCGGTTACGTAGGCATAATGCACGTACTCGTCCAGATAACATAAATGTAGGTGAAGCAAACACTTACCGCGTTTATGGGCAATCTGAAGATGCTAGATTAGAGTTTTATCCAAATCCGCAATCAGGCGAATATGAGTTTTACTACATTGCAATCCCTGAACCTCTTGTAGATGATGCAGACGAACTAGACGGTGTCTTAGGCTGGGAAGAGTACATTGTTGCTGATGTTAGCGTTGATGTGCTTACTAAAGAGGGTGTAGATACTAAATATCTACAATTTAAGAAAGCTGAGATGACATTACGCATTCAAGAGGAATCTAGTATGCGTGATATGCACGAATCAACCCACGTTGCCAGTGTACGCAGATACGGTGGAGAGAACGGTAGTTTGGTTGATGAGTATGGCTATCTACCGGGCGGACACCGCGGTGTACGAGGGTACTGGGGTGGTGTGTAATGACGTTTAAGGTGCCTAGACCAGAGGATGAAGTTACTGATAGGGCAGTAGGCACACTAGAAGCCCGTATTAGCGAACTTGAGGACATGCCACTAGCCAACGGTTCACTAATTAAAAATGTTCCGGCCACAGCAGCATCCTTTATAGTTATTCATGGTCTTAAGCGTAAACCAAAAGGTTGGATTATCACCAAAAGTAATACGCACGTTACACTAAGGACTCCTGTTACCCCTACTGGGGGTATTGACCAATCTAAATTTCTTGAACTGGAAGCTAGTGCTTCTGCAACCATTGACCTGTTGGTGTTCTAATCATGAGTATCTACGGCGAACCTCTAGGGATTACAAACCCAGTAGTGGGGACTGACACGTTCGCTGCTGCTGCTACAAATTTGAATACGATTAT